GTTACGAGTTGCATTTGTAGCGTTAGGACTTTCGGCAATTTGTGCATATACAGGAAGAAATGCTGCTAGTTTTGCAACATCTTGGTCATTTTGCGCTGCAAGCATTGTTGAAGATACGAGCGCGGACCCATCTCTACCATCACCAAGTGCTGCTCCATCACTTACAGGTACATTTGGCTCATTTGTTGGAGCATCTAATCTTGTAAGAGGTGCATTTTGGGTTGCAGGTGTTGCACGAAGTGCTCCCATTGGAGTAGGCGATACATTTACACCTGACTTATTCATCATTGCTGATGTTTGAAGTTCCATATTTCCAGCATCGCCAGTTCTTTCATAGTCATTTGACATGTAAGTTGCTGGTTGTCCGTTAGTACCTGCACCACCTGTGCCTGATACTTTCATATTAGTTGCTTTTGCTTCTGCCATTTTGTCATCCTTCGCTATAAGAGCGTTATTAAAAATTAGTGAGTAGTTTAAAAACATACTCAGGTTTAGTTCGCCACTTATTTATAGTTGCTGTACGGTGGCAACTGCGCAAAATTACTTTGAACCGCGTGTACCTTTTGGTTGCTTTGTGAACATTGTGACGGTTGCGCCAGGCTTTGAAGCCTTTGGCATACCAGTGTTCTTAGGCTGTTGTACATTTGCTTTTCCTGCACCACCCTGATTAGCAGGCTTTGAGCCTTTGCCAGGTTGGTTGTTTGGAAGTTTTGCTGTGCTTGTGTTTGCCATGGTTTACCCTCCTCCCGTTAGATAGGTAGTCGCCGTGCGACCGTTGCTTGTAGATTTGCTTCACCTCGTGCACCTAAAGATGCAAGTAGTGATTGAACATCTGGGCGACCGCCTGGTGCGATTTGTCCAGGGGCTATGCCCTGCATGCGACCAGTTTCTGATAGACCCATAGGTAAACCCGCGCCACCTGCTGCAGCCTCACCTGGCATGCCTTGTTCAGGACTTCCAGCAACAGGGGCAGTGGCAGCAGGGGCGGGAACCTGTGGTGCAAATGCCATTTGGATTGCTTCTTCTATCTGCGTACCCTTTTGGCGTTGACTAATAACCATAGAAAGTTTGCGAAGGATGTCTGACGGGTCTTGTCCTTGACTTGCAAGGGCTGGAATTGCTTGTGCGTATGAAGCAATTGCTTGTTTCATGGCATCGCGTAGTTCTTCCGTCTCAACCTTTTGTTCTTCTTGTGTAGCATTGAAAGAAAAAGGCATCTGACGGCGTAGGAAATCACGAGAAATTAACTTATCACCGCGTGCTTGTAGTCCAAAGACTAATGCACGGTTAGGGTCAAGTCCTGCCATCAAACCATATTGAACATCTACGGTGTAGTCACCATCAATATCCTTGGCTGGACGGTATTTAACATTGTAAGGTGTACCGTTGTAGATACCTCTAAGTTCTTTTTCTTCACTTTTAAATACAACTTCATCTACCTTAAGGGCAAGACCAAGTAATTCTGTAAATGCACGAGCAAACATTGCGTGGGCTGTTTTAATTTGGGTATCAAATCCACCCATAAGAGCCTTAACGCCTTGACCTGTAATGATTGAAGCATCTGATTGACCTGCTCGTACCTCAGGAAAGCGTGAACCTAAACGGAGTTCCTGCTCAAGAACTCCTTGCTGTGCGAACACATTATTAGGAAGTTCAAGCGGTACTCTACGAATCTCATTAGGCTTACTGGAACGCATAATTGCATCTGGTCCAAGGGCTAACTCCTGACTATCCAAAGGCATCGCAATAGGAGCCTGTACTGCTTTGGTTGCTGCTTCAAGAGAAAGAAGCGCATAACGAGCCTTGGCAACTTGAATTGCAAGTACATCGTCAAACTGACCGCGGGATTGGTCATCCAAAGATGGGCGTTGAACAATACGAATCATGCACTCACCCATAAGGTTTGGTGCACGGTCTAATACTAAATTGTTTTTGTTAGGCATGAATAGAACTTCTTGGTCCTTATCATGGAAACGAACAATCTCAGACATGGTAGAAGTGTTGTTCTTATCGTAAATAAGATGTGCTACTTCTGGATACTTAGCCATGAGTTCTTCTGTTGGCTTATTCATGCGTTGGAAGAACATAGTCACGCGACCATAGCGGTCTACAACTGGGTATGAACCTAGTGAATCAAAGAACTTAATGCGTGGCATGCGCTCATCAAGGTCAACTTCAACCTGTGCTGGAACGAAACCGTAGGTAACATAACGGTCTGCAGCATTAAACATCTGGGTCTGTAGGTCAGAAAAATTTACAATGCCATTGACAATCTCGCCACGCTTATCTGCTTTCTTACGAGCAGTCTCTGTAGACATTGATGTTGATGTACAGCCAAAGGATGGCAAAGGTGCAATCACTTCTGCTAAGTCACGGGCAGCAATATCAACCATGTTTGCCACGATAGGGTTCTCAAAAGGACCATCGGGGAAAAGGTCAGGGTAAACATCACGCATCTTTCCTTGACGAACTTGAAGAACCTGATTCATGCGTTGGTCGCGGTCATCGTACATACGGCGGTAACGGTCATAGTGATTCTTAATTTCTTCAACTGAAAGTGCCATGTTCACCTCCTATCTTAATTGTAAGCGTAGTCACCGAGGTTAACGGTCACTTGTTGGGATTTGTCGTACTTAGTATGAAAGATAGAACTAGCAGCATGACGGCGAGCAAAGTAAGTTGCGTTGGCAACTCTGTCGCGTGCTGCAAGTTCTGCAAACCAGAAAGCCATTACGCAGTCTGTCTTTTGTGATTTAGGAGCATCTGGATACCAGGTGACCAATTGTTCAATGAGAGCCTTTAATCCTTCGGAAGCGTGTGTAGATGGAAACTCAATAAGGTTTGTACCTTCGTCATAGCCAGAAAACAATGTGGTGAGGGATGCGACACCAAAGTCTGTATCCCATTTATTGTTTCCAGTATGGTGTTCCTTAAGTATCGCACCCCTCGTAGATAGGTATTCCCGTACCTCACGGTCCTGAGTCAACATTGCTTGAAATGCATTTTTCTCAACACGCCACTCAGAAATTTCGTATTTGTCAGTCCAGTCTTTTATCAATTGACGGATAGCATCTGGTTTCATGCCTTGGACATTGGATACATCTATTAGATAACGCTTCTGGGTATTGACATCAATACCAAGACATACAGCAGCGGTATAACCTGCCATCGCTGGGTCAAGACCCGCAACAACAATTAAACCATCCATGCCCGCTTCGCGGTTACCAGATTTATTCTTTGGAATAATGCCGATATTGCGGGAGCCATTGATAACACCTTTAACAGCCTCGGAAGGGAAAGCGCTATCCTCGTGTACCTGTTGTTGTTGGTAAACCATTGCCCACAGATTGGGAGACATACGCCCACGCTTCTTATGTAAAGCAGCGCCATCCCATTTGGTATAAAGTCCGTTTTCATCTGGGATGGCTTTGCCTGATACAGGTGGCATATTGGTCTTAGCCCAAAGGGTAACCCAGTCTTGTGTATCTTCGGAAAATTCCAATACCGCAGGCTGTGCAAAATAAGTCCAGGGTGATGTTTCATCTGGGTATCGCATAGGGTCACGAAGTTCAGAGTACAAGTCTTTTGGGCGAAGGCGAGTGCCTACGACAAGTAACTTGCCTCCGTCATTGTCAATACGAGACATAACTTCGGATTGAATCCAGTCAATCTGCTTTTCATATTCATGGGCGTTGGTATGGTCAACACAGTCGTCCATGATAATTAAGTCAGCACGCGCACCGTAGATATGTCCACGGATACCAATGGCTTGTACTGTTGGGTCCTTCTCACCTGAGTTACGGGCTTCGGAGGATAAATAAATTAAGTCCTGCTTCCACGAATCAGAGTTTTTTTCAAAGCCACCTGGAGGTCCAAAGGCTAAATGTAAATCCTGATAACGAGGATGAGTGAGTCTGTTTTTGATGGAGAGCAGGAACTTTTGCGCCATAGCCTGTGTCTTGGATACAACCAAGATACGGATGTTTGGGTTACGGCAAATCTGGTAGAGAGCATAGTTGACCGTGATGGTCGTAGACTTTGCATGCTCAGGCGGTGTATTGATAATAATTAAATCTGGGTCGCCAGGCTCATATATGATGCTTGGGTGTACATCGGAAGGGGGTGTACCTTCCAACAAATCTACCCAGTGTTTTTGATGGGTAAAAACTTCTACCCCTAGGTACTTCATTGAGAACTCAGGGAACGGAGGTACCTCAACGGTTCCAGTCTGTAGTTCCCCACGGGCGGTCATAGACCGTACCTTGTCAATTTGTAGACCGAAGGATGGGTCTGTCTTACGGTAGTACTCGTAGGTCTTAACTGACCGACCGACAGCATCCATCGCTTTCTGGACGGAGTAGCCTTCCATTAAAAATTCAATAATTTGCTTCTTTATGGCATCCGACTTTTGGGATGCAGCAGTAACTCTTTTTCTTTCCATAGGCTGTGTAGCGAATCCGCTTTATGTTAGATTCGCGCTTTCCTTTCCTAACCGTAGGCTGTAGCCCCAAGGCGGAAGCCGAAGGTTAGGGCTTAATATAGGGGGGAGCCTTAGGCTCCCTATAGCACTAAGCGGTAGGGCGTAATATGTGTAGCCCTACACTATAGTATTAGGTGTCCAAAGACACCTTTTTGGACATCTGTTTTTAAAGTATTTTTATATTCTTTTACCTACGGCATAGCCTTCGGTAAAAGTGCTGGTCAGAGCACACATGACGGACCCTATCAAAGTTATGTGGGTGCATACACACATACACATACACACGCATATTTAAAACCCTGGGGTCACAGACCCTGCACTTCACTCCTCCATTTACAACACTTTGCGCTGTGCTCGCTTTGCTTTGCAGGGCTTTGCTAGGGCTTTGCTTTGCTATCACTAGAGGAGGCGACTACTAGCGCCTCGCCCTCAATCGCGGGGGGAATCGGGGAAGCACGCACACGCTCAAGCATGCAATCTCACAATGTGAGACGGGCAGGCTCAAAAAGATTTTTTGTGATTTACCTCACATGAGCGTGTTTTGCTATTGACTTTGCAAATCCATGCGGGCAAAATCTGCTTATCGGTTAAGACATAACCGCAAACGACAGGAGACAGAAAATGCAAACAGCACTTAAGACAGAAAACGCAAAGGCAGAAAACCTTTCTACCCTCGCAATCGCACTAGAAAAGGCTCATGCAATCATCAAGGAAGAAACAGGCGCGCCACGCGCCACAATTCTTGTGACCCGCGCTCTCAAGGGTAAAAAGGGTCATTTCACCCATTTCACACCATGGACAGCACAAGGCGAGGCGTTCCATGAAATTGCGTTTAACCTTGAGCATTTCACAACAGCGGAAGAGTTACTCTCAACCCTAATCCATGAGGTGGCTCACTCTCTCAATTTCTCAAATGGGATTCAAGACACAAGCGCCAACCAGTATCACAATGCAAAGTTCAAGACTCAAGCCGAGGCGTTAGGACTTAAGACATTAGAAATCAAGGGTAAGGGGCACGCCTCAACAGAACTCACAGAACTAGGCGCAAAGCGTTGGAAGAAGGCGCTCGCAATCCTTGCAAAGGCTCTTGAACTCACAGCAACAGGCGAGGGAACAGCAAAGCCAAAGGGAAGAAACACCAACCTAATCAAGGCACAATGCCCATGTGAGCAGATAATCCGCGCAAGCGCCTCAGTCATCAAATCAGGCGTGCGTTGTGATTCTTGCGATTGCAACTTCGTGGAGGCTTAAGTCTTAAGACACAAGACAGCCCCCGCCGACAGGGTACGGATTCACAATCCAACGGGGGCACGAACTCTCAACCTAAGGTAGAGGGTTAGGTGTGACGAACATCACATCGGAAATGGTAGGAATCAACCGCCGATAGTGAGAGAATTACACCAAGCAAAACCATAAGGGGAGCGGTTCCCTTTATGTATTAAGACGGGAGAAAGAAAAATGGCAACAAGAAGCACTATCGGAATTAAGACAGAAGATGGCACAATTAAAGCGATTTACTGTCATTGGGATGGATACCCTGATGGGGTAGGCGCTGGCTTAAGTCAGAACTACAACAGCAAGGAACAAGCCGAAGCCCTCATCGCATTAGGCGGATTTTCCTCACTCATGGAGACACTAGAAGAAACCAAATCGGGAGCCTATGGCACCGAATCAGACAGCGCCCGAACCTTTACAGGCGAGCAGGATTGGTTTCAAAATTTCAACGCAGGCGAGGAATACTTCTACCTATACACAGGCACCGAGTGGCTTTATTCAGAAGGTGGCAACTGGTCATGTATTAAGACAGAACAGGAGGTGACAGCGTGAGCACAGATACATTATTTGGAATCGCCCTAAGTGTTGCCATTGGGTTAGCCCTTGCGGTTGCTTTCTCTCCCGACTTTGCAAATTGGTTGGTAAGCATAGGATTCTGACTTAATACAGATGTGATTAACATCACAGCCCTAAATGATTGAGTTCACGCGGTGGTCATGCCATCATTAGGGCACAAGGTAGAGCAGGGAAAGCCCCCGCACTACTGGCACCACCAAGCACAGGAGATGACATGAAGAAAGCAGAACTAAAGCAAGGCGTGGCTTACTATGCAACGAGTCGCAACAATCACATGTACACATACCATGACTCAATCTATAAGACACACAAGCAACACGAACACAATCGGTACTATGTAGTCTTTGACAAAGACGGACAGCCAGATACTGCATACCGAAGCGCAAGTCAGATTTACATGACCAACTGTCCAACTTATGGCTTTGATTGCTTAAGACATAAGACAGAGGACGGTCGCCTCAACTGCTACCGCACAGACTTCCGACTCATGGACATACGCGCCGAGTACTGGTCTGCAATCAAAGACATGTGGCAACGCCGTAAGGCACGCCCAACCAAAGACATCAGAGCCGAACGCTTACGCCGTATCGCCAAGCGCCAAGCAGAAGCAGAAGCCAAGCCAATTTATGCAGAGTTCTACTCTGTCTTAAGTCAAGTTACTGGTGACGACCACTACTCATGGGAAAAATTGGGTGGGCTAAACATTCAACAGATGAAGGCAATCACCAACGCACTCAAGGCTGGTATGCCATCAGTTCAGGCGGTGGCATGATGACTATTTGCGGAGACTGCCTTATCCCCCTTGACCAATGCCAACATGCAAAGGAATACAAGCGATGAAACTTACACGCCGAGGCTGGATAGTGCTAGTCATTATCCCCGCAATCTTAGGATTCGCTGGGCTTATGTGGCTGGTCAATCACATCAACTGGATGGGCGACCACTACTGTCTTAAGACAATGGTGGAGTGCTACTTCCCTAGCAAGTGACGAACATCACACCACAAATGCTTGACTAATAATCAGGCAACCGATTAACTACAACTACCAACTAGACAGGAGAACAACATGGCACTACCCGAACGCACACTAGAAGCAATCACAACAGGTCATAAGCACATGGACTTTAACGAGAACGGTGAGATGACTAGCGCAGGAGGTGTGGGTGTGGACTTATACATCCTTATCTCACTCGTATCATGGATTAAGTTAGAACTTAAGACAGGTATGAAGATGACCCGACATGGGAGCACACTTAAGAAGGCTAACCAAATGTTAGGTACCAACTATAAGCGTAAGCAACAGGCGCTTGACCATCTTGAGGCTTTGCTTTCAGTACTTAAGACAGGAAGTGCATGATGGCTGAGTATTCATGTCACAAATGTCAGGGTAATCTTGACGAAGATGACACCGCATGGGCAGATAGTCAAGGGCAGGTACAAGAAGAAGCGGGTAACAACTATCCGTACTGTGTGCCTTGCCTACCATCACAGATAACGGCTCGCGCCTTAGCAAGACGGGCAAGAGAACAACGCAACGCCACGACCAATAACGAGGACTTTGATTATTGGCATGGGATAATGGTGCAGTACCAAAACAAACTACGACAG